ATACAAAACTACTACCTTTAATTTGTGTTGATGTAGTACCCTCAATAATTAAACTTCCTGTACCTGCATCTTGAATATAACTATTTGACCCATCGTGATATATTTGTAGGTCTTGACCAGCACCAAATCTTGCTTTTTGATTATCACCCAAGTCCAGATGACTTCCTAATATAGCAGAACCTGAACCAGTATTTGTAGTGATTGAACCTGAAAAAGTTGCATTACCACCTGCCCCAACATTAAATGATAAAACAGTAGTAGAAACACCACCATCATTGCCTATAATACTAATATTTCCGTCAGATATCTCATTTACAATATTAAAAGTGTCTGCTGAACCACCAAAACCAACATATGCTTTTCTTGAACCACCTCTTTGATATGCTAAATAAACAGCATTACTATCAGATGAGTTTAGATTTAATATTTGGTCTGTATCACTATTTGCTGTTATTGTGCCGCTTACTGTTATTCCTGCACTTGTAGTTTCTAATTTTTTACTATTATCGTGATATAATTCTACTGCTCCATCTGCTACACATTGTAACATCAATTCTGTAGTATTTGATTTTCTTATTTTTACCGCAGCATTCCCCTCCAAAAATAAATCACCTGTACCTGAATCTATAATAAAAGAACTGCTGCCATCGTGAAATATTTGTAAATCTGAACTATCACCCATAAATATTTTTGAGCTATCTGGGAATAGAACAGCACCTTTAGTTAAATTACCATTTACTAAACTGCCGTCTAATTTAAAATATGTAACTGTACCACCTGACCCATCATCAGATTTAAATAAAATATCTTTATCATCGTCAAAATTTTGTATAATAATATCACCTGTTGTATTTTGAAAATAAGAATCAGTACCATCGTGATAAATTCTTAAATCACTTCCAGTACCCATAAATATTTTTGATTTATCAGGAAAGTTTATAGCACCTAAAGTTGAAGTTCCGTTTACTAAACTACCATCAAGTTTAAAATATTCTACTTTAGAGCCAGCACCATTATCACTTCTAAATATAATATCTCCATCATCAACTTCTTGGTCAATAAATAAATTTCCTGTAAAGTTTCTTATTACTGAATCTGTACCATTATGTGCAATTCTTAAATCATTACCTGCACCAAAAATTAATGTGTCATCAGTTCCTATTGTTGCACTATCACCAAAGACAATATTATTACCGCCTGTAGTATTTCCTATTGTTAGTATTTCTGCTAGAGTATCTGCTGTATCTACTTGAGCATCAACATAAGTTTTTATGGCCTTAGCAGAAGCTAATGTGTCGTCAGATCCAGATACTGAATTTAAATCAGTATCTAAAACACCACTTTTGAAGTTATCTACTTCTATGTTAGATAATGTATTGTTATCTACATCTATTGTTTTGTTAGTAAGTGTTTGTGAAGATGTTAGCTGAACAATATTACTATTAGTGATTGATGCTATTTTTGTTGAAGTGTCAGCATTACCTGTTAGATTACCAGTAACATTACCTTCCAGATTACTTACTAAAGTAGCAACCGTATAACCTGTTCCGCTTTTGTTTACAGTGGTTGTAGGCTCTGTTTGTAAATCTTTGAATAAATGGAACTTTGCATCACTTGCATCTCTAAATAAACCAGCATATAGATCTAACGACCCCGAAGTATCATACACACCATAGAAACCTAAATCTACTGCGTCACTAGAAGTGTTGTCAGATCCTACAATAATCAAGGGGTCTTTTACAGACAAGGTATCTGTGTCAACTGTAGTTGTTGTACCCTGAACAACTAAATTACCTGTGACAGTTAAATTACCACCTAACTGTGAATTACCTGATACTTGAAAATCTGTTGTTGGAGTTACACCAATACCAATTTTGGATGTAGAAATAAATAAAGGGGTGTCGTTACCAAGACCATCTGTAATTCTTTTTGGTGTTGCTGTTAAATTATCGTTGTCTGTTACTTTTAGTAAGGCATCAAAAGTTTGACTTATAAAAGTTCCCGTTAGAGTAGTACCCATATTTATATTTTTTTAGTAACGTTTTGTTTTGGCAGAACCTTTTCAATAAACGTTTTAAGTTTAACGATATTTTTTTCTTTAGGTTTATACGTCATTTTTTTCATAGTACCCAACTGTTAAAATTTTCATTTTTATCAGGATACATACCATCATCGTTAGCTTCATTATATTCTGGAAATAAAGTGCTGTTACGATCAATATAATCTAAAAATCTTCTTGTATAAAATTCAGCTTTATCTCTTGAGCTGTCAACAAGTGATTTTATTTCTTGCATCGAAGGAGTCTCTGCTGACTCGCTTCGATGTCTAAAAACACCACCGTTTGATACTTGATATGATGCAAACATATAATAATCACTTTGTGCAAACCATATTAACATAGGTGTTAAATATGTATTTAGTAAAGTTTTATAATTTGAGTTGGCATTATCGTTTATTGTACCGCCAGTAATCAAACCTTCTATCTTATTATATAATTTAGTTCCTAAATAATTTTGTATATGTATGTCTTGAGCTACCTCTATAAATTGTATAAACTTATCGGCATCGACTGCTCCACCGATAATAGATTTACGTCTTAGATCATTTGTCGTTACGAACAGTGCCTTCATCTTCTTTGTTTTTAAATATGTTTTTAATTCTATCTATAGCTGATAATTTCTCACCAGTTTCTTCTTCTCTTTTAATCTTAGTTTGAATATTGTCTAATTCTGTAAACTCTATTGGTTGTAGTGTTACAAAGTATAGACTAAGATCTATTTTGTTAAATTCTAACACGGTTTTAAACGCTTCTAACAGCGTTTGTTGGAATGGTCGGATAACTATGTTATCCATAAGGATTGAAGCCGTTCTAAGCTCTTCTGCGTTATTACCAAAACCTGTATTATCTTTTATCCCAAGTAATATTGGAGAAACAATTCTGTGACCTAACATTATTTTTTCCCTTGCTTCATCTGCTAAAAACTGATACTGTGCGTGTGCGTCAGGTAAATGTATAGGCTCTATGTCAGCTTTACGATCAGGGTCATCGTTAAAGGCAAGAATGAACTTGCCAGAATTTGAGGTTCCTCCAAACTTATCTTGGATTTTTCTTTCTATTAATTGTTGTGCTTCTTCATCAGGAACACCATTATTGAAATTAATAAGTAGATTTGGTTGTAATCCATTCTTTATGTTGTTTATGTGGTAATTTGATACCTCTTCTTCTAAAGAACAATACTGTAAACATCCGTGATAATCTACTGGTGCATAATAATAAAATCCTGGTCTGTATGGTTTTATAACAAATATTTCTCTGAGTTCTCTTCTAGAACCAAAACCAAAACAAGGTATTCGTTGTGGTTTATCAGTGGGTTTTATTTCAGACCATTTTGGATGATAGTAGTATGCTTTTATTTTGCCTTCTCTAGTTTTCTCTGCCCTGAGAGTTTCCATAGGAAAATGTACTAGGTTCGTTATCTGAGTCTTTGACCTATTGTAAATAACCTGTATTGATGCTTGACCTAACAACTTAAAATCGTTTACAATTTTCCTAACCTGATCTGGTTTGAGTAGTTGTTTCATTTGTGCGTACATCTCAGGTTTTTCGTCACTATCTGTAGCGTCAATACCTTTTCCGTATATCATATCTACAATACCGTTTACACAACAAGAGTTTGTTGGGCTGCTTAAATACAACTGTATTAGGTTGTCAAAGTAATCATTATTCTCACCATAACTAATCCAATCGTTTTTGTAGTCTTCTTTGACTTCTGGTATTGTATAACCTTGAAGATTTACTACTCTTATATTATTATTGTATGTTTTTTTTGTTGCCATATTATATTGTTATATATTTTTGACCGTCAGCTTCAGCACTATGCTCAGAATATTCACCTGTATTTAAAGTGTGTGGTATTGTTCTATTTGTTTGTGCGGTGCAATATGCCTTGGTCCTAAATAAAAGATTGTTAGATCTTGTCAATTCTAACAAATACATTTTGCCTTCTGATAGTATAGAAAACGTGCAAGGTATATCAATAAAATTACCGTTATATGTTGAAGTTAAATTATTAAGTGTCTCAGTTTTTCTAGTGCCGTCTTCAGTGATAACCAACTTTACTGTGCTATCTGCCTTATAAGATCTTGGTACAATTCTGATTGTTTGAGAACTCGTTACAGGTTGTAATACTATCATAATAAGATAATCAAATAACGTAAATTGTGTTTATAAAAAAAGCCCTGAATAACAGGGCTTTCTTACAAAACTTATGAAAAATCACTAATTACCTCCGCCTGGTATACCAGATTGGTCATCATCTACATCTACATCAGCTACTGTACCTGGTACAACAGATACGTTTGACGCAGAGCCACCATTATTGCTAAATGATAACTGCGTGTCTGTTTCTGCCGAAATATCACAAAAATTAGCAGGAGCTCTTTCTTGACCCGTAAAAGTCAATGTGTACCCACTTAAATCTCCCATACCTGCACCTGAAGAAATAGTTCCTCCAGTAACATCCATTCCGTGCTCTAAACCTGCCATAAAGTAATTATCATTGTTGTCTTTGATAATTATGTGTGGTCTAGCAAACGAGATTAATTTTAATTCTTTGTGATCTTTTGGTGTTAGTTTTGGTAAAACCAAAGTTAGAGTTTGCTCAAAGAACGTACCTCCTGTGTCTGTTGAAGAAGTAACGGTTTGCTCTAAATTGGAGTTGCCTTTAAGATCATATCTGTAAGCTGTATTGCTGCCTGAAATAGCAGCAACATTGTCTTCAGTACCTGAAGTGGTATTCATAACCACGCCAGTCATACCGTAATCAATAAAATATACTGCCTTCAATCCACCTACAGAGTCTTTACAAGGTCTTTGTCTTCCTTTTGTTAAATCACAACTCATATTTATTATTTTTATAAGGGGGCTCAAACGCCCCCTTGATTAAACATTATTAAGCGTAAAGTACGATATCAGATCCGATTCCGTGTTGTACGCCAGCACTACCTCTTAATACTACTCTAACGTTTTGACTTCCGTCAATGTCAGCCATATCAATTAGCTTAACTTCTTGCCAGTCATTCAGTAAACCAGTTCCAAAGAATAGGTTTGAAGATTGTGCAGCAACCATTTTGTCATCTCCTAATCCAGGAGCTGTAAATAATGGAATGCCTTGGAAGTTCATTTCAGTCTGTCCAACGTGAAATAACTCTCTATAACCTAAAGCTGCTTGTGCTTGAATATAAAATTTAGCTGCACTTGTTGGAATATAGATTCTTAAATCTTCTTTACCATAAACTCCAGAAGGAATTTTATCTACTACTTTGCCTAACTCAGCAATGATATTAGCTGCTGATAGTCCACCACCTACTGCCGCTTGGTCAACAACGTCACCGTCTGCTGCTAGTAATGCTTGGAAGCCGTTAAATTCACCTGCATTAGCAGTTGCTCCTTGCCAAATGTTTTGCTCAACCTTTTGAGCTACTTTAGCTGCAACCTGTGCAATTAAGAAATCAGAAAATCTTCTAGGTAGGTTATCGTATTGGCTGAAGCCCATAGATTGTGCATCCCAGTCTTGTCTGAAATCTTTTTTACATAACTGTAGGTTTACTTGAAATTCCTCTGGTTGTAAAATTCTTTCTGTTAATGTTACATTAGAAGTAGGATCAAAGTCACAAGACGCATCTTTTAAGATGTCATTCATTGACAGCTTTTTAATTACTTCTTTAAATTTAATATTGGGTTTTATTGTAACCCCTCCGTTTGATAACGTCTCACCACTTAATAAAGCTGCTGCAATATATTCACCAGCAAATTCACCTGCATAAGTAGTTGTTATCGAAGTTGTAGTCGCCATATCTTTTCTTTTTTTATATTTTAATTATTAACTTGGATCAGTAGCTGTAATAGAACCTGATGAATTTCCCATTCCCCAAACGTACCACTTGTTACCGTCAGACCACATATCAACAAAGTCACCAACAGATTCTGCTGATGCAACAAAGTTAATTTGATCTTCTCCAGAAGCTGCTACACTTGCTCCATTTACTACTAATATACCATCTATATTATCTCCCTCTGCACTATCAATTACATAGTTTGATGTATCAAAAGCATTTGCTACAACAAATCTAAAATTAAGTCCAGATTCTACTGCTGGTAAAGTTACTGTAACACCTGCACTCGCTGCAAGCTCATACCATTTACCACTATCTGCTGCTGTAAGAGTAACTGCTGCTGATACTGAATCAACATCATTTTTAATTCTTACAACATCATTATTTACGTGTGTTAAAACTGCCATAATTATTTATTTTTATTTACTATTGTTTCCATTACTCTATCAAGAGTAGATAATTTTCTATTTTGACCAAATAATACTTTTCTTTTAGTACCTACTTGACCCTCTGGATCGTGAGCCAAAGGCTCTACGACTGGTTCTTGAGCTGAAAGCTCTTCTTTGTTCTCAGCAACCACTTCTTTCTCTTCGTCAGAAGATAGTTCTTTGGGAACATCTTGAGCTTCTTCGCTAGATAATTTAGAAATCATAGCTTTGACTTCTGCCATAGCTTTTGCTAGATCTTCTTTGGTGGCATACTTTGCCATCATATCATCACCAACTTCATCTTCCATTCTTTTATTTTTCTTTTTATCTTCCATTCCGTATCTAGCTTCAACTTCCTCCTCTAGTTCAACTTTCTCTTGAACTTCTGAGTTTTCTTTTTGCTCGTTTAGAGCAATTTCTTCATTTACTTCTACATCTGTAGAGTCTTTGATTTCATCATCTGACTCAACTTCTGTGTTAAGAAGCACATTTTTGAATTTGTCTACTATTTCACTTGCTTTCATAACTATATATATATTAGGTTTATCATTATTTATTTACCTTGTTGTATTTTTATATTTTACCAATACCTTGATTGATTAAATTACCTTTACAACATTTTCTTGAATATGTTTTACCGTCATCACATAAACAAGCCCTTCGTGAAGACTTTGGGCTTGTTCTACTTGGTGTTTTATATGGTTTTTTTATCATCTGCTTTTAGGATGTTTAGATGGTAGTAAATCATAGTCAGTTGTATATTTAGGATTTTGTGGTCTACCGTTTCTTACCAAGTACATAAAAGCGTTAACTCTGGCGTGTGCCCACTGTGAGGGTGATTTTACTCTTGGAGAATGGCTTGTGTTAAAAGCACCAAGACCTCTTTGGAATACAGAAGCTAACATACCTACTGTGATACCATATCCTAATTTTTCTTTATATCTTTTGTTAAAATCATCAGCTTTTTTCTGTAAAGATGCTCTATCTTTTGCGGATACCTTTGCACCAGTTTTACCTTTTGCTGATCCTTTAGCACTTCCTTTTCCTTTTGGATTTTTATTGGGTGTTCCTGATGCTGGTGCTTTTGGGCTTCTTCTAACCCCACCTCTAGGTCCAACTTCAGCTAACATATGTTTCTCGCAAGGCATATACCATATTCTACCTTCAAACTCGTGTGTGTGGTGTCCTTTACATCCTATATTTTTAGCCATTTCTTCTGCCTTTTCTTTTGTGGAGTAAGCTAATCTATCATCTATAATAGCAAAATCATCATCAATCGGCATTGATTTTAGATTTAACTCGCCTAGCTCTCTTAATTTACCTCTTGACCAGTTCAAACCAGCTTTTCCACCCCATAATAAATAAGAAATAGTTCCACAAGCCTTTGTGTCTCCTGCATCATAGTAAGTTTCTGCTCTACTTAAATAAGAATACATTCTTTTAATTGTTGAGACTGAAAGTTTAGCACCCCTACTGAGTTGCTGAGCTCTTACTTTGCCCACGCTTGTTGCACATTTGTTTTTAACCTTCTTATTGAGTTCGATACCCCTTTTTGCATTGTTTCTGACACCAGAACCGTAATCATTATACGTTTTAAGTTTTACACTAAGAGCATCAGTAAGCTCTTCAAGCATAGAAAGTGCTTCATCTTCTTCTTCTTGTAATTTTAAGGCATCTACAAAGTGACCCTCAATAGAAAACCCTTTTACCCTACCAGTTTTTACATAATTTTGCCATATTTCGTCATTATTGACTTTCATAGAAACCATCCAAGTACCTACGGGTAAATTAAAACCATATTTTACAGATTTATCTTGTTCTAAATCTTCTATAATCCAAGATTCAACAACTGAGAGGCCGTTTAGATCTATTTTGTGTTCTAAACTGCTGTTGTTTTGATTGCCTTTTGTTAAAAAGAGCTCTGAAGCTCTTTTTACCGTATCTTCACTGAAATAAATAAAATATTCTTGGTCTTCAAACTTCCTGTATATTTTTTTGTCAGGAATTAGAGCTGGGCCCATTATAATTCTTTTTTC